CCTTTGCGGTGTAGTTATTGACGATGAGCGGGTAGGCGTGGGAGATCGTCTTATTCTGCCGGTCCTTCGTCGTGAGACGGCGGGCGAGGGCATCGAGCGCCCCGTCCGTGAAGATATCTTCCACCTTCGCGCCGATCCGTTTGAACTTCATGGCCAGGTACTGCTTGATGTTCCCGTTCAGTCCCCGGATCTCCGCCACCTGGATCCGCCGGATGACCTCCCTCATCTCGATATGCGTGGTCTCATTGAAGAGGTGCTTGAGCTCCACCTGGCCGATCAGGATGATGCCGAGGAGCTTTCTGTAGCCGTCTTCGAGCTCGTAGAACCGCTTCAGGTACTTCAAGGTGCTCGTATGAAGGTCGTGGGCCTCCTCGATGATGAGGACGGCGCGGAAGCCCTGCTTCGCCCGCTCCAGGAGGAGTTGGTGAACCTGGCGGGTCTTCTGCTCCAGCTTTATTTTCGGCTTCTGCTCGGAGAGATCCATGATGATGGCGTCGCAGATGCTCGCGGCGTTCACCCTGGTCTTGTCGATCATCTGCGGGTAGATGACGATCACATCGCCGTCTTTCCGGAGCTGCTCGACAACCTTCCTCCTCATGACGCTCTTCCCGGAGCCGACTTCGCCGATCACGGCCAGGAATCCGCCGTGCTTTGCCGCGTCCAGCATGGCCGCCTCGATGTAGCGGTGATCCTCGCTCATGTAGATGTCCGAGTCCTTTTGAATGTCGTCGATAAAGGGGTTCCTGAATATCTTGAAATGCTTCATCGCTTCCTGACTGATCATTTCCACCTCCCATGAAATTGTAAGTAGATCGGGATTGCCGGGTACTATTGCCTTCTTCCGTTTGGCCGATAATGATTTTAAAGAGCTTCCCGACGGCACCGCGTTTCGCATGTCTTTGCCGAGGGGCATCCAGATATCGGACGCTTTCAAGCCCCGTTCGATGAGCCATTGCATGGCCCGTTGATCCTTCTCGAGCATCTCTTCTACGGCGGGCTTGAATGTCGGATGGATCTTGGGTATATACCCGCGATTAAGCGCCAGGTTGATCGAGGTTCGTGACAGCCCCGTCTCCTGGCCGATCTTGGACTGACTTATTCCGCAATCGATAACCAGCCCTTTCAGAACAATGGGTTCAAATGACATCTGATAGGGTGTGATTGCCTTTACCGCTACTTTTGGTCTTCCCACTTGCCACCTCCGCTATCCTGTTGAATGAATCGCTTCATTTTCGTTAAGCCACGTTCCATCCTGTATCTTTCCGATCACCTCCTCCGCTTCTTTAATTTCAATGCCTGAACCGTATCGATCCCGGATCGCCTGGTTAAGGGCGGGGCTCACGACACCGATCTCGCCTTTCAATTTTTTCAGAAACTCGACAATGGAGATCCTCCTCGACGAAATGCCGCGAGATACCTCGGCTGCGTCCATCCGCAGCGGTTTGTTTGCAGGGAGCTCCGGCTCCTTGACATCGAGGGGCGTGCCCTTCTTGTTCATGAATTCGACGTTCCCGACCTTGTCCGCCTGGTGACCGAAGACCTGGAGCGGCGAGGCGTGCCCGACGGGCGCAGCCTCGGCGATTCGCTTTTCGCCCGCGCCCTTGAATTTGATCCCCCATCCTGCGGCGACCTTTTCCATTTCCGTCTTCGCCTTTTGGGCCTCCGTGTGCTTGATGCCTTTGTATTCCCCGTAGTGCGTGCCGATGGTGAGCCTGCCGTATTCGTCCTTCGGGATCGGCTGGCAGAGCCAGACGAAGCCGTTGTAATGAACCTCGACGGCGGGGTGCTCATACGGATGGCGGACGACTTTGACTTTCTGGTGGGCGGCGTTCGGATCCTCGATGCGGTAGCTACGGTGGTCGACGGTGATGATGCGGCTGCCGTCCGCAGTCCTCTCGATCTCCGGCTCGCGAATGAGCAGCCGGTAGAGGGTCTCATCCGGGCAGAGGCGCAGCTCGGTCTCGGTGATCTTGCTCCAGAGGATGGACCGCGGGGCAACTCCGCGCATGTCTTTGGTTCCGTTAAACCCGATGCACCAGTCGAGCGCCCGGCGGTTCAGATCGTCCAGGTCGGAGGGACGGTCGAGCTTCAGACGGCCTTCGAAGCGGTTGATGATTTTCATCAGGCCCTCGATAGCACCCTTTGCCCGAGGGTTTCCCGGAAGGTGGGGTTCAAGCTTGATCCGGAGCGCGTCGAAGAGGTTCTGATTGGCCTTGGCCGCAGCGATGGAACCCCTGTCGGCCACGAGGACAAAGGGCACCCCTTGAAACCGGTATTTTCCGACCTTGGGCGCTGAGGCGCCGTTCCAGACACGGTCGATGAGTTCGTCCTTCGGCCGCATGGCCTCGAAGAGAAACTGCGAGCCGTCGATAGCGCGCTCGCCGGAGGCGTAGAAATAGCGGAAGTAGAACACCCCGGTGCAGTGATCGACGACGGCGTATCTCAGGAGTTCCTTCCGGATCTGCTTGGCTGTCTTCACGATCTTGTTTTTGTAGAGCTCCATGTCGGCGTCCCGCTCCCCCATGCCCTTCTTTTCATCGAGGAAGTACTGGATACAGTTCGTCACATCGAACTGCCAGACGTGGTTCGGATGATCGCTTAATAACCGCTGGTGCGGCGCGGGCCGGAGTATATCTTTTGCGGAGACCTTTTCTTTTCTCATGCGGGCGCGGAACCAGGACGCGGTAACCCCACCTGTGTCCAGGCCGGAATCGTCGAGGATCTCTTTCGCGTCGCAGGCGGGGAGGGGGATGTCCTTTGACGACCTCTTCGCCGTGAATAAAAGCGCTCCGGCCTTGACGGCCACATCCCTGGATACGGACGACCTTCCCTTGGTGGACTTCTCTTTTCTCCACCTGAGCCCCTTCATGGCCGCCCAGCGGAATACCGTTTGGACCGAGACCCCATAATGCTCCGCAAGTTCTTTCGCCTTATTCGAGACTTCGCCGTTTGACCGGTCGCGCAAGCTCTCGTGGATGTGGTTGAGGATCGTCTCGGAGACCGCCATTTTCTATTTGCCCTTTCCGCTTTTTCTCTCGTTCACTTTCTTCCGGTAGTTGTCGGCGATCTTCTTCCCTCCGAGGGGCATGTTCTCGATGATGACGTCAGGCGGCGGCAGTTCCTCCTCCGTGATCTCCCAGGGAACCTCTTCGGCGTCCTTCCACACATCGGAGAGCGCGAGCCGTTCGTCCATGCAGACCTTCGAAATGTAGATGTATAAAAAGTAGAGCTGCCGGAGGGCGACCGTCGGGGCCTTGTCGTAGGGGATTTTCTTTTTGATGGTGAAGATACCCTCCGTGAAATCCGTCTGGATTTTCCGGAGGATTTCGACGGCCTCCTGTTCCTCTTCGGAGAGGGGTTCCATCTCGACCGTCTTTTCGAGGCGCTTGATCTCCCGCTCCATCTTATTGACCAGGTCTTCTTTGGATTTCAGGATGCGGTTCTTGGCCCGGATCGCGGCGTCCTTTTCTTCAAGCTGCTGTTTGCTGGATTCTTCGAGTTTTTCCAGAAGGGCCTGGATCTCATCTTTGTGCTCGGGATCCAGGGGGATGGTTTCACCGTTATAGATGATGGCGTTTTCGGCGATTTCCGCCGCTTTTTCAGATACCGCCATTCCTAAATACTTAATTTTACTTATTTCGACTCCTGAAAAATTGGCGAAGTCCGCCAAAAAATCCGTTCTGAACGGTTTAAGGTCGAGTAGTTGCTCGTCAATTCTTCGTCTGTCAACACCAACGTGCTCACAGAATTGTTCCCATGTCATTTCCGCTTTGGACCGATACTCTTTTGACTCCTTGACCTGTTTCAGCATCAGCAATCCAAAGAAAGCCGATTGCGACTTTTGGAAGTTTGTTGCTTTGATTTTCCCAGCCATCTCATAAACGTTCGCTATAGCCTCTTCCTTTTCCCGCTTTGTCTGTTCTGCCGCCTTTTCCATGCCGCGGCGCTGGGTCTCCATCGATTCCGCCGCATCCGAGTAATTCTTATGCAACTTGCCTGCGTAGCCCTTACCCATTTTGACCTCCCGTTAATTCTTCCAATTCCGCTTGCGCTTTCTCCAACTTTGTCTCAGCAAGGCTCTTTTTTTTGGCCCATAAAACGGCAAGTCTCATGCCCAGGACATAGCCGTCGCCGATCTTTTCAACCCATCGGAGATCAGCCATCGTTCCGATCTGGCGAAACACAGTATCGACGGAAAGGCCCGTCACTCTGGCAATGTCCGTGATGGTCATAGGCTCTCGTGCATCCTGGATGACAGCCAGAATCGCGTCCGTGTTCGTCAGTACGTCGATCTTCCTACAACTCTTAGCAACCATGCACTTCACCTCCGTCCTATTCAGCTTCGATCAACTTCTTTTCCAAGACTTTCAGTTCCAGCGTATTCTTTGCGATCTCCTCTCTCAGTAAGCCCATCCTTGCCCTGACCACATCCTTGCCCTTCAGGGCTTTGTAGTTGCAGGACTCCACCAGGATGAAAAGGACCTCCATGTCGCCTGTCACTGTGCAAAAGGCGGGGATGACGTCGCCGGAGATCCCCCATCGCTTGTTCCCGTTAAAATCGATGCTGTCATTTGACAGGTCGCGGCTTTCAGCGGACCAGCCGTCGAGCGTGCTTTTAGGGACCTCTTTTCCTGAGAGCTTGTAGATCTCCGCGCAGATGTCGATCCGGTCTTTTCCTGATTTTTTGATGGCGTTGGAGACGGCGTGCCGGAGGCGC